GACTGGTATAGAGCCATGCAAAGAGATGCCAGAGGTGCTGGTGCATTTAGTGGCGCATTTGCTGGACCGCTTGATGGCGATGAAAGAAAATACTGGTCTGAAGTAGCGACTGTTCAAAATGAAACGCAAGATAGAATTGAGGCTAGAAAACCAACAACAACAGCATATACAGGGCAAGATGCAGACAGTCGTTTAATTAGTTTGAACAATGCTTCAAACGAAATGGAAAGCCAGAACCTTGTATATCAACAGCAACTTGTAACTGGCGTTCAACAACTTAACGATCAATACAGAGAACAACGCAAGAGCCTTGAGATGCAATTCTTGGGGCAGATTGAACGTGATGTTAGCCAAGCAATTTATAAGTCTCTTGGACCGGCAGGTATTGGTGTTACCGGACCGCAGAATAGTGCGTTTGGTTCTATCAATATGCTTTACTCTGAAGCATTCAATAAGTTCACTACAAAACTTCTTGGTAAAGATATAGGTCCTGCATACGCAAATATCTTCTCTCAACTTGCCGCAAGTTATACTGATCAGTTTGTCAATCAAGTTCTTGGTCCTATGTTTGGACCAAATGCCGCACAAGGTTTTAATCGTGCAATTAATAACTATGCACAGGGCGCAAGTGTAAGAAAACAATATGATCTATTGAAACAAGATTATAACAAGATGGAGTCTGACTTTAAGCAACTCTCATCTCAAGTAACACTTGTTGATCGTTTGAATGCATTGAAGCCATTGACAGGCAAACCAAGTCAAGAAAAACTCAATCTGATTAATCAGATTGATACAATGGAAAAGGCTCTTGCACAAAAGGGTATTCAATTAGGTCAAGCAAAAGAAGCAAAAGATGCAAATAAGAGAATGGTCTATGAAGACCTGATCTTTGCAATGACTGGTATTCCTACTGGCATGAGAAGTATGCTTGGCTATGAACAAGGCATCCAAAACTTCAGTCAGCAAATGGCATTGATGATTGGTCAGCCATTCAGCGGTGCATTCGGCGGCGCAGGTGGTTATCAAGAATATCAGCGTAACGTAGAACGTCAGATGAAACTTGGTGTTGATGCACAAGGCCGCGCAATGGAACAAGGTGCGCTACAAGTTCGTGATGGCATGGTTATGGCTGGTGACTATCACAATCAAGGTTTTGGTCAGGTGACAAATGCACACTTGATGGGATACGCACAGGTCACACAAATGGGGCTACAAGGTCAAGCGCAGTTGCTTCAACAGCAAGCGATGATGATGCAAAACATGCAGTATGGTGGCGGAGGCATGGGTGAAAGTTTCTTGGGTATGCTGTTTAATAAAGGAATAGATTATCTAGCAGGTAGTGTCTTTGGTGGAGGCGCCTCATCTACAACAGTTAATCCAGCAAGTCTTCCTGCATTTGATGATGATGGAAATTTGATGCCTGGTTATGGTATTAATCAAGAAACAGGTCAAACATATTGGAATCCATATTCTGGTCAGTCTGCAATTCCTGCTTATGCATCAGGCGGTAATGCGCCCGCATCATTTGTATCTGGAGGCGTTCCTGGCGTTACTACAGCACAGCCAACAGGATTCTTTGATACAATCAGTCAAGGTTTCTCAGATGTAAGTACATCAATTGGAAACTTCTTTAAAGATATGTTCAAGCCGTCTACTGCGGCACCAACAGGTGCGGGTGGCGCAATCCCTGGATATACAGGACCAGGTCAACCAGCCGCAAGACCTGCATTTAGTTTTGGTGATATGCTTGCGTCATTTGGTGGGCAGATCATTGGTTCAAAGATAGGACAGAAACTTGGTGTAAGTAATAGTTTTGGTGGAATGATTATTCAAGCAGGTATCAATCAAACTGCGGGAACGATACTTGGCAACTTGATGAAAGGTCAATCACTCACAACAGGATTGAGTAACATTCCTGGTGCGTTTGCTGGCATTGCAAAAGGTATCTTCTCGCCACAAATTGGTATCGGCAACATGATTGGTCAGATTGCTGGTTCTAAATTTATGACCAATCTTGCACCAGGCTTCGCTGGATCATTAGGTGCATTTGGTTCGGCTTTTGCAAATCCAGCAATTTTTGGTCAAGCAATGTCGGCTGGAACTCTTGGTCAAATGGGTGGTGCTCAATTGCTTGGATCACTTGGCGGTGCCGCGATGAGTGGATTTTCTACTTACGGACTCACAAACATGTTGTCTGGAGGTTATAGCGTTGGTGGTAATGCAATCAGTAAGATTGCAGGTATTGCTGGTGCCGCAAACGCACTTGGTTTGTTTGGTGCAGGTACACTAGGTCTTACTGCTGGCGCAGGTGGTCTAGGTGGTCTGTTTGCATCTGGTGCAGGCTTGCTTGGTACTAACCCACTTGGTCTTGCAATTCTTGGTATTGCTGTTCTAGGTAATCGATTGTTTGGTCGTAAAGCACCTAAGGTTGTAAGCGAAGGTATTTCAGGAACACTTGCTGAAGGTACGGGAACATCACTACAAAACTATCGTGATATTTTCCAAAAAGGTGGTAAATTCAGAAGCGACAAGAGTTGGTCTGAATACAGCGCGGCTGATCCAGAACTAGTCAAGTACATGCAAAGTGCCGTCAATGATGTATTCGGTGGTGTACGCGAGGGTGCTAAGTTGATGGGCATTGATCCAAATGCCATTACAGGATTTACTCAACAAATTAAACTGAACATGCAAGGCATGTCTCAGGAGAAACAAGCAGAAACATTGATGAATTCGCTAAAAGACTTTAGCGATGCAATGTTGAAACAAGCATATCCTGCACTTTCACAGTTTACACTTGAAGGCGAAAGACTATACGAAACATTCACAAGACTAACACAGTCTACTGAATTTATGAACACAGCATTTGAAATGCTGTTGTATGATGCCGAAGATTTAGCAAAAACAATTGGCGGTAAAACAGGGCTTGATCTTGCAAATCTGAAGTATGAGATTATGACAATGTTTGGAGGCAAAGACCTTCAAGAACAACAAGATAATTTCAGTAAATTCGTTGGCGACTATTACAAACTCTTCTATACACAAGAAGAACAACTCACCTTCAGTCTGAATCAGAAGAAGAAAGAGTTTGATAAGATTGAAGAGGCAATCAAAACCAAGATTAATATTCCTGGTTTGAATGTTGAAATTCCTGAATTCAAAGGTACAGTTGAAGAAAGCAGACAAGCATATCGTCAGTTCATTGATGATTATGTAAAGAATACTGGTTTGGCAACAGAAGACCAACGTGCAATTTATGCACAATTGATTCAAGCCGCACCTATGTTCTATCAAGGCGCACAAGAATTTGTAGCATTGAATCAACAAGCAAAGAAAAAGAAAACCTTTGATGAATTAGTTGCTGAAGGTTCAACACTCATAGGTGCTGGCGCAGAGTCAGGTGCCGCAATTGGTGCTGGAGCATTTGCCGGTACGTTCGGTGATACGTTGAATACTGCCGCAGGTAGTCTTGAGTATATTTCTTCAACGCTAAGTTCAACGCCAACTGGTGGTATTGTTCCTACTTCAGACAGCGGCGCTGGTTCTGCACAATTCCTAGAACAACAAGGTGTGATGAATACTGGTGGTGCTGGCGGTCCTGGTAGCGGCAATATCAATACAATCGTTGACAACTCTGTGAAGCAAGTGTCATCACCTGTTACAACATTCGTTATGCAAGATGATAAAGTCAGGGACTTCCATCCAATTCTACGCAATACTGAACGCTCTTCATTGAGAGCATACACTCTAGCGATGCGATAAAAAAAGCCCCTCTTGCGAGGGGCTAAAACTGCATCACGGAGAAAAATAAATCAGTCTTCAGCCAACTTTTCGAAATAACTCAGATCACCATCTTCATTATCCCAAGGTGGACTATCTTCTACAGTTTTTGCCTTTTTAACTTCAGCAGGCTTCTCAGCCTTCTTAGTTACAGGCGCAGAAGGTTTTTCAACTACATCATCTTCTAGATTCAAAACTTTATTCAGTTTTGCTTTCAACTCATCGTAAGACTTGAAGTTGCTCTCACTAATGAATTCGGAAAGTTTGTGTTGTGCTTTCCAAATTCTCTCAAGTTCATCATCATCTTCAGAGAGAGCCGCTGGCGAATCAAACTCAGACTTGTCATAATTTTGATAGCCTTCTACTTTGCGAATCTTGAGTTTGAAGTTTGCACCTTCCCACAAGTCAAAAGGATTGACTGGTGTTTCGTCTTCGAATTCAGGATTCATCAAATCATTCAACTTATCAAAGATTTTCTTGCCAAACTTGAACAAGAAAACTTTACCTTCGTTATCAGGATTAGAAGGGTCCTTAACAACGTAGACGTTTGAAATATACTGAAGTTTGCGTTTCTGCTTACGCGCAGTTTCCTTGTCTGCTTCAATACCAGAGTTCCACAACTGAGTATTGTATTCAGATACAGGGTCTTTCTTATTGAGGGTGGTCAAAGAATTTTCAATGTACCACTGGCCTGTAGGCCCTTGAAATGAGTGAGAGAACAATTGAACCCAAGGCATATCTTCACCTTCGGCCGCAGGTAGGAAGCGAATGACTGCCATGCCGTTGCCTGCTTTGTCTACTACGGGTTTCCAGAATCGGTCATCCTCGTAGGATTTCTTTTCACTAGACTTATCGTTTAGTTTGTTGACTTTCTCTGTCAACTTCTCCAAATCTTTTGCGCGAGATTTACGGAGTTCTGCGAATGTATTTGCCATCGTATTTCCTTTGTATTAAAAAGTATTGATTGTATTGTTTGCTTGTCCACTTATATCATGCTCAACTACAGTAGTATATAGTTGCTCAAGATTCTTTTTTGGCTGGAGAAGAACACAAATTTGTGATTTTCTCCTCACCTTTACCCCTGCATTACCACTTCCTTCAACGCCTTTTTCATTTTCGATAGGTCGCACTTTAAGAAGGGCTGGTACTTTTTGCATAATTTACTTACCTCTTTGTAGATCGGATCGTGAATAATTTTATCAGTTCGTTGTGTAAATTTCAATATCAAATCAAGCACCGCAAGAGTTTCGATACTAATCTCTTTTCTCAGGTACATCTTAATGATTTGTGGATGGTCTCCGTTTACACTATCAAACAATTGATTAAAGTCATTCGATTCATAGTCTGCAAGAAAGTCAATCTCATTTTTAAAATGATACGTCAACGATTCTTGCTTTCTCTTCCAATCTTTGTATCGTTCTTCTGCCTGATCTGAGAGTAGTTCACCTACCCATGTCTTTGTGTCGATCAGAAAGTTAGATACCAAAAAGTCTTCTAAGTAGGCATCTTTACGATTGCCTAGTTTTGCAAAAAATATTTTATCTCTTCGATTCAAGAAAGCGTCATGGCTTACCTTGATCTTCTTATTGTACTTGAAATAGTCGTAGTTGTCAAGTACGAAATGATTCTTCAACGCGGTATAAATCTTGTATGCGTCAAATGCGTCCATTTTCATAGTGGCAACTTAGCAGTTTTGGGTGTAATCATTTTACCTTTGATGGCTTCACTCTCCATAACATTTTTCATTTTGCTAGAGATGAGTGAAGCCGCGGTTTCAACTTCCAAATTGTTTTGTTCACAAAATAAAAGAACAGCATCAATCATTGTGATTGGCGACTTTGCCTTCATAATTTCTTTTATCTTGCCTTCAAACTCTTTTGGAGTCAGGATGTTTAGTTTACCATTCATTTTTTGATCTGTACTGGAATTTTAGGCGCACCTGGTGCGTCAACAGTTCCGTGAGTAATTGAGTATGCCAAGCAAACTCTGTCACTTGCATCGGCGTATGAACAGCGTACTGCAATAGGATCAATACCCTTTTCAATTGCACGTTCGATGTTCTTTGACATTAATTCTTTTTCTGTGAGAAACATAAAGAATAGTGTCGCGCAGGCTGTGGCTACCATAACGCATAGCGCAATGTATAGTCCGTTATGAGAAGTGTTAGATTCTTTCATTCGGTTTCCTTTTGTAGTTGTAGAATATGTGTCTGCCAATGGTAATTTCTTTCTTAGCGAAAGACCAATTCGGGTTAACATAGTCTGCATGATAGAATAGCGCACCGTTTGTCGGGTCCTTTAGATTGTCATGGTTAGTATAAAAGTGTATTGCTAGTTTCAACGCTTCATTATACACTGGATTAGGTGTCTTTGTCAATAGATTATTGGTTGAAATGAACTTGGGTTTTTCTTCACACCACCATGAGAATTGACATACTCCGTTGATCTTTTGCTTTACCACACCACAAATGGTATCGGCAAAACCTTTCTCAACTCTGTTTTGTGTAACAAACGCTACGGCGTATTTGCCAAGGGTTGGCTCATGCCCTGCTTCAAAATAGATATTTTCTGCTAGGCAATAAATCTCTCTTCTAGCCTCTTTGGTGAACTGAGAAATTTTCAGGTCCAAATTAGGCGTTGTTGTTTGACTTATTTTATAGTAATGATGAGTTGTCATTATTGTCAAACATATGAGAAACAATACTTGGACCTTATAGGTTAAGGCTTTCATATTTCCTCCTTCTGTTTTAATTTAACACAACTATATGAGAAACAAATCCGGTCGTTTAAAATAGCAAAAGAATTGCCCTATAGGATTTTTATTACTTTCTAGAAATGAAGTTTTCTTCATGCTCTCATTTAATGCATTGGCTAAGTTTTC